GGCTTGAACTTGAGCTAACTGCTTCTCCCGTTGAGAGAGTTCTGCGACCTTCACGGCATAACCGATAGGATCGTTTTCCTTCAAATAGTCCAGATTCTCTGTCTCTGGCTGCTGGTTGAGCATCTGCTCGATAACCTGCAACCGTTCCGCATACTGGTCTCGTAGGTACTTGGCTTCCTCGATACGCTGTCGTTCAGCCTCGACTACCTTACGTTCTTCAGCAACGGCTTGCGATTTCTTTGTATAGTCTGTGCCAAGTTGATAAGACTTGATAAGCTCATCAAGGGTTACCTCACGTTCTTCTCCGGCTGCTTTCACCCGGAACGTCTGAGGCTCCTCTTGCTCATCCTGCTCATCTTCTTGTTCTACCTCATCAGAATCGTCTGCTTGCGCTTCGTATTCCTCAGATTCGGCTTCGCTATCGTTGGCTTCGGTTTGAGATTCAGGTTGTTCCTGTTCGGAGCCTTCTTCCCCACCCATAAGACCCAAAATAGCGTCGGCTGCACTACCTACATTCAACTCTGGACTACCGGATTCCGGTGTCGTTCCTTGAGTATCGCTCATCTTTTCTTTCCTAAATTATATCGGGAACCGCCCGAAACGGGTTACAAAATCTTTAACCGCTTCTCCTCAATTAGCTTGTCTGACGCTAACCCTTCGAGATACGTTTCAATCGACTCTAATGCCCTCAACTGACGATAAGCAGACTCTCTAACCTCTACCTGACCATAATCGCTAGTTGCGAACTTGGCAATCTCTTGCGACCGGAGTTCTTCCATCATTTGCTGAAAGTTCTCGTCCTTCAGGAGTATCTCAGCCCAGTATGCTTTACTCATCTGCTCTCCAGTAATCCAACAGGCATACGCAGTTCAGTCGGTTCCGCGAATGGACTCTGACCGCTAGCCTGACGAGACTGAGCAAACATCATCGCCTTGTTGTAAATGTCCTCAGTCGGCTGACCGCCTTGTAGCAGGTAATTAACCTCCTGCTGCGTTAGCGTAGGAACTAGCAACGGGAAACTCATACCCTGATCGTTAGTAGCCGAGATTTCAGTCGAGACACCTTCTGAACTAGGCAACATACCAAAGTAACCCTTACCCTTCATCGATAACGGCTCACTAGGACTCTCAGCGTATCTAGCCCCATACGAGGCTATACCCTGCTGAATCATGTCGTGTAGAAGCCCGTTCACGCTGTCAGATTCCCTAGCTCTTTGATCGCCTTCAGGACAATATCAGCCTGTTTAGCTCTCGTATCCTCATCAGCCAAGTCCATCGCTAAGATAGCCTGTAGCTGTTTAACCGCTAACTCAGCCTCACGAATCCTCATGTCAGCCTCTTGCTGTTGGGCTTTCATGCTCATTTCCATGCCCTTACGGGTAAACTCAGCCTCTAACGACTGACGCTCTAGGTCTAGCTTCGCAGCCTCGATCTGAGTCTTAGCTTCGGTCTTTTCACGCTCTACCTGAGCCAACATCTGAGCTACTTCTGCCTGTTGATCTGGTGCTGGTGGCTGTGGCTGAGACAACTGCTCATTCAACTCTGGAGAAATCTCATTAAGGAAAGCGTTAGCATCTTTGAAACCAGCCGCTTCAATCATTCGAGCCAATGTATCTCGGTACTGAGCAACGCTAACCAACGGATTACTTGCGCCGAACTGAGTCAGAATCTGCTCCTGCTTGCCCATAATCATCTGGAGCATAGCCAATTTCTGCTCACGATCCCCTGAACCCAACCCAACGTTAATGGCTACGTCGTACTGGTTAGTCCACGATCTAGGGTCAAACGTCACAAACTTGCCACGCATACGGACAATCTTTGCCTGATCCTGATACTTGCCCAATAGGTGCAGAATCCCCTTAAACAAGCTCTTAACGCCTGTCTCAGCAAAGATACGAGCGATTAACTCCAGCTTGCCAGAGTTAGACTTCATCATCGCAGCAATAGCCGTAGCGGAAACATTGTTCAGTACATCTGGATCAAGACCCTGTTGCTGGTCATTAACACCTGTTCGTTTAGCCTGAACGCCATCCATGTACTCAAGCAATGGGAAAGCCTGAGCCGTTACAGCAGGAACCTCTACCGGCGTAATCGCACCAGCAGACTTCATACGGATCAATCCACCCGGAGTAGCGTTCAACGCATCATCCAGATTAACCTGACCCTCAACCACGCCTAGACGGGCATTGTTCGTCAGGTACAGGTTATCAAGCATCTGTCTCGTAACAGTAGACTTGATAAGCTGGATGTCCATAGTCCGGTCTGCCAACGACTGACCAAAGAACTTATGCGGGATCGGGATAGGGCAGAGACTGTGGAACGGAACTAGGTCACATTCCTCGTCATCGAGGATTTCGTTGCCAGAATAGGTAATCTTGCGTAGCTCGGCTATACCATCGCCATTCACATCAATCTGGATATAGCACTCGTAGACCTCAACCACCTGCATCGTGTAGTCAAGGCTGATGTTCTCATCCGGCTGCTCACCTTGAGAAAACCTAGCTACTCGTTCAGGAGTGTACTGAAGGTCATCATAGCTAGGCAAACCTTCCACAATGTCCTTATCGAACCCCATAGCCGTTAGCTCTGAGCGCGTCATCAAACGACGGTGAGCTACGAACGGACTATCCTCAATGGTTCGTGCAGACTTGCTAATCAGGAATTCTTCCGGCGGTACGTTCTCAATCTTTACGCAGCCGTACTTCTTAACCTTCTTGACCTTGACCGTGTACATAGGAATCTGAATAGGCATCCCCATCATATCCACGCCACCATCAAGCATCTCAACCTTTTGGCTAGTCACCTCAATAGCAGGATCGCTAAGAAGCAGAGCTAACTCATCTTCAGTCAGGTTCTTGTAAGTTTCCTTGTTGACATCTTCCTTAGCTTCCCAGTACGCCTTGACTACGCCGACCTTCTGCATCAGCGCATCTTTGAACCAGTTGTGCAGGATGATTAGACCGTCATTCTCGCGGTAAAAGACCCAGTTACAGTAGTCTGTAGCCTGTCTAGCGGACTCCTCATCTTCTGGAGTCTGAGGCTCAAAGGAAACAATATCCTCTGTGGTGGTAAACACACGGATTAGCTGAGGCAAAGACCCGTCAATCGCTTCGGCTACTTCCCCCGTCACAATCTGGCTACGACCTTCTACCTCGTTGCCATAGGGATAACGCAGGTAATACTCTAGTGCCTTAGCACGTTGGTCGGTAGTCTCGGTATCGACATAGCCAATCGCATTGTCGATTTCATTCTCAAGAATACTCTTGATCTGCCCTTCGTCCATCTTCATAGCAAACCCCTAAGTTTTGCTCATTATACAATCCATTTAGTCGAAATTGGCAACGATGTCTGCCATGAAGTATCTGTCTCGTCAAGACCAATCGCTAAGTACCTAAACGAGTCTGCAAAGTGTGATGACCAATCGTGGAGAGGCTTCTCATAGAATATCTGTCTACGCTCATCATGCTCTCGACGGTAGTTCCGTAGCGCATCTAGTCCGTTCTTGGTTCTCGGATTGAACCAGCATCTAGGTAACATACGTCGCACAGCCTGTATCCCGTCGGCAACGCTAAGTCTCGGAGCGACTGTGATGCTAAGTCCAGCTTCCTCCAGCACTACGCCATGATTCTCTACGCAATCAATGAGTCTGACCTCTTTCCCGGCAATCTGTGCAATCCATATCGCAGTCGAATCACCCATGCCCAAATCCCAAGCAACGAAGCTACGGCACAGACCGTCAGTAGGAAAGTCGCTAACACGACCATTGCTCTCAAGATCGTTAATGAGCTTGCCATAGTAAGACCCCTCAACCGCTGCGTTAAAGGAACACTCGAACTCTTGGTTATACCTGTCCTCACCCATCTCACGATAGGCAGCTTTAAGTTCTGAGTCGGGCAGGACTCCCGTCTGGCTAGCCTTGAACTCTAGGAACTTCCAGCCTTGCTCAGACTTGGCTCTGTCCGCTAGTTCAGCGAAATGGTTATTGCCTTTAGGAGTACCAATGAAGCAAGCCCACCCAAGCCTATCGGCAAGAGCAGGTCTGACGATCTCGTTCCATATTCTCGGATTCTGATCGCCAACTTCGTCGATAACCACGCCATCGAAATACTGACCACGCAAGCTGTCAGGATTGTCAGACCCGTAAAGACTAACCCTACGCCCAAAGAAATCAGCACGAAGCTCAGAGACATTGTAGGTAGCTCCTAGTGGTCTGGTGTACTTCTGAAGGTAATCCCACGCTACTCGCTTGGCTTGTCCGTAGGTAGGCGCAATGTAGGCAAATCGTGGGTCTGGCTTGTCGCACTCGATAGCGGACTTGATAAGGTGATTGATTGCGCTAACAGTCTTTCCCATACGACGATGGGCAACCACCACAGTAAAACGATGCTGCTCAATGGCATCATGTATCTCTAGCTGCTGCTCTCTAGGCAGGTAGTCTATGACGATCTCTGTCATGCAGTCTTTTGATACCCGCAGTTTAGACACTTGCTATTGACCAGAAATGCGCTGCACATAGGGCAGTTAGTCGGCTTGTAACTCATTTCTTTCCTCCCCACTTGATAACCATCTCTTGAGCTTCCCCATCCTTGCCCGTTACTTCTGTCCTAGCTAGCTTAGGGATATGGTACTCACTCATCTTCAGCATAATGTCCAATGCCTTGTAAGGATCAGGCTTCATGCCTAAGACTTCATCGCCCTCTGCGACCCTCTGTAGCCATCTGTCCATGTACTGACTATTACGGCTTAATAGCTCTGCAATAGCCTCTCTTACGACCTTAGTAGACTTGTTTACTGCTCCTTTAGGTCTACCCTTGCCGAATCCATTTTCTTTTTCTTCGGCTATTTTATTTTCTTCTGTTTCCATAATTGCAATACCTTTCGGTGTCTTGCTGTAGTTGCTCAAGTTCTAATTCTAAACGCTCAATCGCTCTTTGCGCTCTCTCTTTTTGCTCTTTGCTATGAGTTTGCTTTAATACAACTTTTTGCCAATATAAGCTAGTTTCGATAGCTCCAATAGTGTTCGGCATTACTTTACCTGTCTAACCGCTGTTGGGTTCCATACGATAGCCTTTGACGGATCAAGTAAACCACCATACCCATATTCTTTCGTTAAACGCTCTAAGTCTGTCAACATCTGCGGCTCATCTCGTCTACCCTGTCCATATTTTGCAGAATAACTTGTCACATTACGGATATTAGCCAACCGCCCTAAACTTAATGGATCAGCAGTAATATCATATAAATTTGGCAATGTTGCTGTATATATATTAGTTCCTAGTCCGGGTTCTGGCGTTACTGATCCCGGCTCCCCTCGATAAAAATAACTTCTTCCAATCACAGGGTTTCTTGTTTGCGCCAGTCTTCTAGCTTCTTCACCTTTGATCCCTGTTCCGTATTTTGTTGGATCAAGCCCAAGCAAACCTGCTTGTTTACTAAAATGAGTTAATGCCTCTGGCGCAGTTTCTAGCGGTACTTTTTGAGTTGTTTGTAAGTATTCCGGCATCCCACCTGCAAAATCCAGCCTTGTAAACTCAGGCGGCAGAACAAGTGAAGCCTGTTTTGCATATTTTGTGTCGTTCCCCATTTCTCTCAAAAGCTGACCAATTTCATTTACCGCACCAATATCCCCCTCACGCTTTTTGTTCCATTGAATTTCTCTTAATTGTTCCATTGCTTCGGTTAAACGAGCATTGATTGGCGTGTAATTGACAAAACTATTCTGACCACGGGTTTCGCTAGTCATCGCAATTCTTGCTAAAGGTGAATACATTTGAGCATGAGAACCCCACGCCACTTCTTCCCCTAACGCGCCAAAGCTATTCCCTCGAATACCATGACCGAACGCATCATGCACAGCCCGGAACATCTCATTACTGTTTAAGCCAGTTTCCTTATCGATATTGTGCAGAAATTCGTGTCGGTCTCCACCTTTGTAAACTGTTAGGTTGCCATGCAGAAGCATATCTCGCACAGCTTCAGGAGAATCAAGATAATTCCCTTCACCTCTGTGGAATTGCAAACGGAAAGGCAATTTCCTAAATTGGTCTACTGTTTCTTTTTCTAATTGTTGGTATGACTTTGCAACCAAATCATCGTAATTTTTAATCTTGAATTGCTGAATGATTTGTGCAAATTCCGGGTCATTGGCATAAGCATTGAATACAGCGTCTTTTTGTTGCTTCGACGCATCAACCATAATCTCATACGATCTACCAATGCCACTTTGTTTTGCCAAACTGCCTTCTGGCATCTTCAAATTTAGATCATACGGCTTACCTAAAATGCTTTGCGTGTAACTGTTTGCTACGTTTAGTAACGGATT